TGTGCCAATTGAACTGCGCAATGGTGTAAAATCTTAATCGGTTTATATTTACATTTCTTGTATACATAAATCTAATATACCGACCAATCTCCTTTTTTATGTGGATTCAAATTTAGCATTTTATCTGCATTCTCTTTCCAGAAAGCGACCTTACGTTCGGTAATTATATCTTTTTTAGTCTTTGGTACAATGTTACTGTTTTCCATACGCGATTTATCTAATTCGCTCGCCTGAGGTTTTATTCCATAACAATTTACACCCAGTTTCATTTTATTATTCGGTATATATCCACCATTTACACCAGGTCTACCACAACTATTTTTCATAGCATCGTTAGATTGTAATTTTAACCAAGTATCTTTTTGTGTAGGGAAGAAACCCATTTGGTTCTGTGACCATCCATAAGAACACCAATCGGCTCCTTTGTTATAGGCATCTTCTATTTCATCGTAACTAGCAAGTCTGGCACCCAATGCAGAGCATACGTGCGGTGCATCTTCGAATGAATATAGATTATTAGAAACGTTGAATACTTCTTCTGCTGGTTGGGGAGTGATAGGAGCACTATTAGATGCGTCATTACCAGATGCATCATTGCCAGATGCGTCATTACCAGATGCATCATTACCAGGGTTTATGATATTGATATCTTCATCGTTTATGATTTTACCATATAATATGTTATTCACAGTATCCTCTACAACTCTAATTACAGGAATGTTCAATACATCTGTACAGAATATTACTATTATATTTAATAATAATACCACCCATAATAAAAAGTCAGAAACATCAAGAACAAATGAACTATTCCCCTCGGGTGTGGGTAAATGTAAAATTCGTTTTATACCGAATATAAATCCAAGTAGAACTATTAATCCAAAAGTAGTTTCTATATCCCCTATATTGGTTTTAAATGCTGTATATAATGTTTCTGTTAAATTGTTCTTTTTATCATCATCTAGATGATAATATTTATTGAATCCGGATAACGCAATTACAAACAAAATTACCAAATTCATTGTTGATATAAGACTGTTTCTGCTATCCATTCCAAATGCTCTAAAATACATTCCCAATACAATATACAATACAACAAATATTGCTAAAAACGAAACCAACATTTTAAGATTGTCTTTATTGAGAAACTTATTCAATAATATTATAAGTTTACTCGGTTTGGCGTCCGTAGCATCAGTAGTAGTAGCAGCAGTAGTTCCAGTAGCAGTAGTTCCAGTAGCAGTAGTTCCAGTAGCAGTTCCGGCAGTAGTAGCAGCATCAGTAGTAGTAGTAGCAGTAGTAGTTCCAGTAGCAGCAGCATCAGTAGCAGCAGCATCATCACCTTCTACACCTTCGGAAAATGTCTCTTTTTTCGAGAACATATTTATTAAATCTTTAAACATTTATTCTTTATATTATACTAGGTTATTTTTTTACGATAGAACAGACAGTACGCCATTGGTGTAATAATTGATTGTGTATTTTGCACTTTTTGTACAATTTCGTCATTAAACAGAAACCAATCATTTGTATAATTTTTAATAAATGCTGTATAGTGACCCATGTAAACATTACCGCTGTGATTGCATATAGCATATAATTCATATTTATAAGAATTTGGTTTATATCCACATACATATTTGGATAAATTCAAATCATCTAAAGGGAATAAAACCTTATCATTTCGTTTTATTTTACCATCAAACGAGAACCGATTAAATGTTATAACTAGAATATCTGGTAAATTCCAAAAGCGAATGCGTTTCACAATATCTTCTTTTTTATTGGTTTTGTCATTAAACCATGCATTTTCACCCTCCATTTTTTCATCAATTGTGTATAAATCGAAACAATCATATATATCGGTATTTTGTTTATTGGGTAAAGGTAAATCAATTATAAAATATTGTTCTGGGTTCACACTGTGTTGTATACTTTTGTCAATAGATAGTAATTCCATTACCTGTATACCATAAAATAATTCGTTTATCTCACTAAATTCCTTGGAATATATTCCTTTTAAATGTGTATAACATTTTACAGCAAGAGCATCAACGCTGTGCTCATTTTTTCCGTTTATGTTAACAATCACAGAACGAGATATACTATTATGTAAACACTCTAGCATAAATAACAAGAATTCTGAAATATCATTTTGACTCCATCCTGTGAATAAGTCACGGGATTTCTCTTTCGCAACTTTTTGAACGCTTCTTACAAATTTATTAGGACTTATTACACCATTGTTCGTCCATATGAGTTGTCGTAACTCGTTCCATTCATCTAGTATAATGCCATCACTGTTGTCATGAAGTTTCTTTTTATTGTCCAGTAATTTATTTAATTCTGGTGTATTACTAAGTGCTTGTAAACAAGAATTCAAAAAACACGTATTTCCTAGATTTTTTAATCCGACATATCCATATTGGTTGTATTTTTTATCAGACATTAATTTAATTTATGATATTATAAAATTTTACCTTTATATATATAAGTTAAATGAACAATCCGGGTGATGATATTAATGCAGGTCTAGATCAACGTTTGTCTCGTCGTAGAAACTTTCAATTGTTACGAGACATTGTAACATCCTATAATGAAAACATACGTGTAAACAACCAGTATATGATAGAATATATTCATAGTATGCAAGATATTATTAATTATATGCGGGATATGAATAATAGAGATGAACTTTATTACGAGCAGTTACGGAGAACACGTCCTAGAAGACCACCACCACCACCTCCATCTCCATCTCCGAGAACGCATTTCAATCCAGTAAATGGTCATCTCCCAATAAATGGTCATCCCCCAATAAATGGTTATCCCTCGGTTCCGGTTACGCCATCAAATCGTAACATTAGGAATATGAGTTTAGGAGAATTTATACAAGGTATCGCACAAGACACGGAAACCACTCCGGTGTTATCAACAGAGACGGATAATAATAATAATAATAATAACAATAATAGGATAACTTCCATGCGAACATTTACAACCTTTCTTGACGGAGAGTTTTCAAGTAATCAAAATATTACTATTTCAAATTTATATCGTATAATGATGCGGGATTTTACAGAAACTGGTGTTACGCAAGAAGGATTAGATGAAACAGAATTGGAATACGGAGTAATAGACGTTACATATAACGCAGCTTCACATGGGATTATTGATACTCATTGTCCTATTATATTGGAAGATTTTGAAGATAATGAACGAATTAAGCAAATTGTAGAATGTGGTCATATATTCAAACCAGAACCATTGTTGCGATGGTTTTCGCAACACACTGAGTGTCCAATATGTAGATGTGACCTCAAAATGAATAGAGAGTCGCGTGATGCAAGTTTTAATTTCACACCGAATACGAATACTGATATTATAGACGATATAGAACCTGTTGATGATGCAATTCCAAATAGTTTGGGTCGAACGAACGAAGATGATGGTGATAGCGATTAGTATAATTTCCTCTTTGTTTACATATTTTTATTCGGAAAAGTGTAAACAATAAAAAATATATATATAATATCGTAGATGATTACTTCTACACCTTTGCATATTTACACACTTGAAGATTTGAAAATCAAAAAATGTTTGCTCTTCGCAGAGCTGTTTACATAAAATATATATTATAATATATATGAAATCTAATAACTTTATAAAAAATTGTAGTCATTATGGAGATATTTTAGCTATACCTTTCTTCGCTTTATTGGTCATTTATTTTTACAATATTGAAGACAAATCTACAATAGAATATGTATTATTATTATTTTCTATAAGTGGATTGATATTAGATATTTTATATACCTATATTTTTTTTGTCCCATTTTAATTCTTCAAAGGCGGTTTTTTTTGCGAAGATTACAGTGGCAAAGTAACAATTACCAAAGCACATTTTATAAGTTCTAAGAATATGCTATGGTGTAAACGTATAGAATGTTGCGATTGATTGAAGACCGTTACGTTTATTATTAATTTTATTCAGCACTTTATCAAACAATAATGTTTTTACTTTTGCAGAACAGTATTTCTCTCGTTTTTTCATATATAATTCTAAGTCACCATCACATTCATCTTCCAAATTAGACATATCTTTCTTATAATTCTTTATCGCGTTTGGTTTACGTTGGTATTCCCATATTTTTTCTAACGCCAGACCAAATAATTGCTGGAGTGGTTTCATTATCTGATTCGTAATGTAGTATGCATAGTCTATATCTATGTTGTTATTAATAATATATTCCGGTGTCTCAATTCGTTCACCCATAAGTCTCTTTTTCGTTGGAGTTGATATGAAAAGATACTTTATACGATCGCCTGGTTTTGGTTTATTTCCCGGTTCACGTTCTGCTATACGGTCCGCCAATACCTTATGAGCTATCTGATTAGGGTTTTTGTATCCACTTCTTAGTGCTCGTGTAATTGATAATTTATCCATGTTTACTTTACCATCAATTAGATTATTCAATGATGTATTCAGAAATTCGATAGCAGACGATACGTTGTTGTCTTTCATTAGAATGTTAACAATTCCACCATATGTATCCTTCAAGTAATCACAAGCATCGCGACGCTTCAACGAAAGACCCATATATTTCAATTTACCTTTATCTGGATTATGTTCGTATAGAATTCCCACGTACCGCTTCTTTGAAAGTAAACAAAATGGCCAGAAAGTTTTCTCGTATTCTAAATCATGGGGGCACTTTAAGAATTTTGTAGCCAATTCGCCTGCACGTTGTGCGAGTTCTATAGTGATTTTAAGTGCTCGTTTTCCTATAATTTTTTCACCTTCCAATGTTTCCAGATTAAATGTAAAGAATACACTATCAGTATCTCCATAAACGTATTCTGCCTTACTGCGGACAGTTCCCTCTTCCGTTTCACATATAGTATCGCCATAGCACTCCTCTATAATATGCTTACCATATATTAATAGTTTACGCCCAGTTGCCGTGGTTGAAGCAGCCACATCCGGTTCGTAAAATGTGCTTGTCTTTGCACCCGTTTGACCGTATAGAGAATTTGCTGTGACTTTTATGCTCAATTGACGTTTATCTAATACATTCTTCATAAACTCGTCAGATGTTGTCGGTATCATCTTACGTGTTGCTTTACGCTCGTATAGTAATTCTTCTAGAATCGATGGTAATACTGCCTTTTTACCTTCGGGAAACTGTGCAAACCTACAAATCTTATAACCCGACAATGTCTTTGTTGCAGCCGCGCTTGGATGTGTACGGTGATAGCGGAATGTATCGTATTTAATATCTACGTATTTGTAATCAGGTAAATTATCATAAATATAAATTCCATTTTTATCCGTTTCTCCTGTGCGTTTATCTACTTTCTCAACACCATTTATATCGTATTCTTTTGTCCAAACCTTACTATCGTGCGATAGATTTTCACTGATGATAGACGATGGATATAGGGAACTATAATCTACACAAGCAACAGGATTGTCTAAATAAAAGTCACATTTTGGTGGTAAAACGATAGCACCTTCGTATCCGTCGTTACCGAAGCTCTTCTCTATATCGGGCATCAATGTATTCTTAATACGACATTTCTTCGCAACATAACTCGTTAGTTTAATACCCTGTCCTCTGAATACAAGGAAACTTATAGGTACACTACACATACGCGACATCTCAATGTATCCTGTGATTACGTCGATTTTATTTAATAGATGATGAACTAGGTTACAATCTTGTATACAATACTTCGCTACAATCGCTCTATCCGATGACGAACCATTTGCGAGCCTGAAAATGTCCTGAGGCGATACATCATCTTTTGCCATACCCCAGCGAACGGATTTTGTCATGTCGATGTGTTTTGCGTGTTGTCCTTCAATTACTAGGATGTTGTATTTGTTTTCTACCTCTTTTCCTTTGATGGTTTCTTTTACCAATACATCTTTCTGTATATCTATTACCTTGAATTTTTTACCGTCACTATAGTAATCTTTGGTAAAAGTCGTAAGTTCAATATGTATGAAATCGTTCTTATTCAGACCGGTGAGATTCTTACTATATAGATGAGTTGTATCGTTTTCTTGGTCGACTACTTCTTTAATATCATCTCCGATATACTCACCAGCAACATCATCCAGTTTATAAGAAGATAAATTAAAATCTCGACGGAAATAAGTATACATATCAATCTGTAGCCGTCCGGTCGTCTTTATATAATGTAAGTCGTATTCTCCACTCGCCAATACTACTTTCGAATGCTCAATTCCTTTAATCCTGTTATCATTATCACGGTCCCTTACTCCGCATACTTCATTTTCTTTACGCGATAGTTTAAGAAATTCTTCTGCGCAATTATTTTCAGCGGCGCGATTATACATAAACTGGTAATCAAAACCGAATATATTATATCCGATAATGATATCCGGATTTTCTTCTTGTATTAGGTTTTTCCACGCAAGTAATAAATCCTTTTCTGTAACACAAGTTTCTATTACAGCATCTTCTACCGGGTCACAAGTTCCAAGAACCAGACAATGATTCAAGTATGGTTTGGGTTCGCCATATGTGATAAATGTTGAACCGATAAAAGTTACTTCGTCTCCCTTTAATGGTGGTAAACCGTTATTTTTATTTGAGAATAAAATATCCATCTCATTTATCTTATCTTCTCTTGCATAGTCTTCGTTTAATAACATTTTCAAAACGGTTACTTTTTTGTCTATTTTTTTTTTCTTTTTATTGGACCAATCGTTATTGTCTTCATCGTCACTATCGTATCCCTTTGAAAACATATAATCGAGCGTATTTATATTATCCATTATACCGTTTTCAAGTTTAACATTGTCTAACTGCATTGTAAGCATCTTATTTATTTTAGACTGTATTGATGACTTACTTGTAAGTTTCTCATCCTTCGGATATACTTTATCTATTCCTTCAAAATTCATATGACCGAATGCAGTAAGTATACAATTTTCCATAAATGACGTTATCATATCTTCATTCGGCTTCAATTTATCATACAGATCCATAATATTGGAAGCGAGTCGCTTGTATGTTTTTATTGGTAAAGGAAAATCTCCATGACTACTACTTGCCTCAATATCAAAACTACATATCTTATACGGGACTCTTGTCTCTTTATCTTGGACGGGTATAACTTGGTTTTCATCACATTCATATTCATAATCACACATAGTTTTCTTTTGTTGTATCATATGTTTTTTTGAATCTTTTATTTTAATCCACCCCGATGGACTTATTTCGTTCAAGTGGTAATAACGTAATAGAGGAGGAATACTACTCTCATATAATTCTAGAATGCAATTATTTGTCTTCGATACCGAGTAAACCAAATTCACCCGTTTACTATCACCTTCTTCGTTGTATGAATTCCAAAGACCGCGTGCCTTATTCATACCCATTGTATTATGAAATGTTATCTTTATAAATTTAGACTCTTTACCGTGTGTGAAACCATATAGTTTTTTTTTTGAAACGAGTTCAAGATTAATTACTGATTTTGAATGATACGCACCTAGTTTTTTTATGAACCACGCCTTAAATGGTCCAATATTCATACTTGTCCAATCATCACCCACCTTGATATAAAAGAATGGTTTATAGTTGTTTACTTTTATACACGCTGTTTCACCTGTTTCGTTTATACCATACAACTCTACTATAAATTTGGGTATATCGATTTTTGGTTTGTCGTCTTCGTCACTACTCGCGTCTTTTTTTTCGACTTCCTGATCATAGAAATTACAATCAAATAATCTATACATTTTAGATATTTTGAGTTTTTTCTTGTTTTCCGTCATTTGTATAAATAACGAATTGTGTTTATTATCTTTGTTTTTGGTTATTGTAATCGGATATTATAAACTTCAATTTTACAATATGAAATAAACATTATTAAATATTAAATATTAAATATATATATGGTTGATATCACATTCAATAAAGTATTCCATAGTATATGGAATTATACCAAGGAGCATTGGTATAATTTTAGATCTTACATTAGTGGAACTGAACCGTCGCAATCAATATGTAACAATTGTAATTCTATAAATGATGTGTATATAATGTGTGATTGCTTCGGATATAATAAGACAATAGTGAGTGACCGCGGTTATATAGTCAATGTGGTTTCTGATTGTCATGAAGTTAATTTACAGCACAGTATAGTGTTTTAATTCTTCAATGGTTTAGAACAACCAACTTACTATTTTAGGCTTCGTTTTTCTTGTTGACCTTTTCATTGTTAGTCTATGTTGTTTACTAGTATGTCTTTTGGGTTTTTTGTATTTTGAGAATAGTTGTATTAAACTCTCAGTTTCCCTTGGTCCTTTATACTCATTAAAACCAGTCCTATTCTTAATAAGAATTGTAGGGAATGCGTTAATTCGTTTATTACCTAAGATGGTTTTCACCTGAGGTTTACTCAATTCTTTTTGTTCAATTGCTCTGACTATTGTTCCGTTTACATTGTATTCACCTTGTTTGGATGGATAACCTCCGATGGTTTTCATTGTTTCTAAAAGTGTAATACAATGGGGACACCAATCAGCGTGAATTATATAAAATTTGGTATGCATGTGTATATAAGTACTGGATATTTTATCGTCTCGTTTTTTTTTCGTTATTTATTATATATAAATGAGATACCTCTTATTATTCACTATATTTATATTTCTATTAGGAACAAGTGTTTGTGCTTTATCGGCAAGGACGCAAATAGAGAACCATATTACAAAGGATAAGATAAGCGATACAACAAGTGATAAAAACATCGAAGGGTTAGAAACTAACAATATATGTGGCACTGCTCTAATTAAACGCGGGGGGAGATTATTACTCTTCATTGACCCAAATAATAAAGACGAATTGCCTATCGAATTTGACACTTTAGACGATTATATAAATTATTTAGATGAAAACAAATTAAAAGGTATAGAATGTCCTGTATTGTTTCTACAGCAAGAGAACGATGCACAGGGTAATGACGTATATCGTGTCCGCCCTAGCCCTTTCAATCAAGCAGGGGGTATGGACCCTATAAATGTTGTTCCCATTCAAGATGCGAGTCGTGCTAATTATCCGTATAATTCAAATCAATACCCAGGCATAGACACAACTGGGTCGCAGATCGGAGTATATAATGAATTGGATGAAATACATGATTCTACATCAAAAGCTCTAATAAGTGATAATCCAATGGACACAAACTGGGGTGGTGTAGAATTTACAAATAGTAAAATAGAAGGTGGTAAATATGAAGATAATGAAGTGAACAAACCATTATATTTTAATCCGAAGACGCAGTTCTTACCAGATACATTCAATAGAGAGAACCCCAAATCGTATATACCAAGCACAGGTCCAAAATAATTGTTATGGATTATATAATAGGTATGTCTTAATATCTTCCAACACTTTTTTACTTATTTTACGTGTTTTTTCGTTCTTTGTTATGGTTAGGTTCTCTAAACACGTTTGATCTTTTTGTAGACTATCAATGAGATTATAAAAAGATTTGAAATTACTCATAATCGCAGTGGCTATAACAGAACTTACTCCTGGTATTTGTGATAGTATAATTTCACCTATATTATCTGGTGTAATATTATCTTTTTTTACTTTTTTTACTAAATTACAATAGTTAACTGGTGGTTCTCCACTTTGATTATTTATTAAATTTCCAGACATATCAGAGAACCCTGTATAAAAAGGTTGATTTTTTGCTTCGTTTTTAATGATTTTTTCCATCATATAAACAATTAACCGTGCGGTTTCTGTAACACTCAAGGTTCTCAAAACACTGAAACCTTTATACATATTTAACGATGTAATGGATGAACAGACCATTTTATATTCACTTTGGTTTAATGTGTTCATGTTACCTTCTATTATATATATTATACGATGATTGGGGCACGTTGTTGCGTAAGAAAGTCTATGTGATTGTTCTTCGTATCGTCCGTCCTTTATACTTGATAATAAATCACGTAAACTCTTACGTTCTATAATACAAAATTCTGCACATTCCAGAGAACCTGGTGTTAGAATAACGTCACCAATATGTAATGTTTGTCGTTCTATTTGAAAAGTATTAGAATTTTCGGTTTTTAATAACTCGGTAAAACTATTCATCAAATCATGTTCTCTATCATCGACTATTATTTTCATATTATAAAATAAAATAATATAGTGAGTTTATATTATTTTAGTAATTGTAATAATTAACGATTGGTGAAACGCATTCCAATTCCTCCGATAACAACTCTAGTGGAATTCGATGGGGTTCTCATAGCGGTCAAATTCAAAATTGAAGGAGCGCTATTATACGCCCTTCTCTGAGCAACAGAAGCAGTCTCGGTAGGTGCGAGACCCGCCTTTTTCATTCCACCACCTTGATTGATGTTTACAACGCTAGACATTGAAGATGTTCTCTTGGTTCCGCTTAATACCATTTTATATATAATATGAATATTTTTAATTTATAAAATTGATTATATAAATGTATTAAAGTTTTCATCTTATACACTATTAGGTTCTTTACAATATGTTAAAGGTTAATTCAGGACAAAATCTCGATGACGATGTTCATATTATTAAAAATGATAAAGGTGAAGATGTGTATGTTTTTGATCCACACAACCCCCTAAATATTGAGATTAAACAAAAAGATGTAGAAGGTATTTTATCATCATACGGCATTGATGTCCCCATTCATAATTTCCAATTATATAGACGCGCATTTGTTCATCGTTCGTATATTCGACGACCAGATGTTGAAAATGCAGAAAATAATATTATAATTGTTCCAAAACCAGAATCTTGTATACCCTTATATTCCAAATCTAACGAACGTCTTGAGTTTATTGGTGACGGGGTATTGGAATGTATTACAAAATACTACTTATATCGCCGTTTTCCTAAAGAAAATGAGGGATTTATGACTGAGAAAAAAATCGCGCTCGTTAAAAATGAATCTATTGGTAGAATGACTTATGAGATGGGTATTCATAAATGGTTCATTATGTCTAAAAATGCAGAATTAAAACAAACGCGTACCAATCTCAAGAAATTAGGTTGTTTATTTGAGGCATTTATTGGCGCGATGTTTTTAGATTTCAATAAAATATCTGTAAAAGATGAGGATAAATGGTTTGAGAATGTATTTGTAACTGGTCCTGGTTTTCAGATGTGTCAGATATTTATAGAGCGGATATTCGAAAAACACGTGGACTGGATTAAACTTATTCAAGATGATGATAATTATAAGAACATCTTACAGGTTAAGATACAAAAAGAATTCAAGGTCACTCCTCATTATATTGAGATGGAACAACACGACCCTGATGTAGGGTATCATATGGGGGTTTATTTATGTTTGGGACAACAAATACATAATACTGTTACCAGTTCTGCTATCGGTATTCATTCGTTTACGACATTTAAAGATATACATCAACAAATGTCGGAAAAAGGTAAGATATTTGTATTCCTCGGTGATGGTATTCATAAGATTAAAAAGAAGGCAGAACAGACTGCTTGTGAAATGGCTATTAGTAACTTGGATGGATTTTAGATTGTTTTGAATTTATTATTATTTATGTAATATTGTAACGACATTTTTTTACTTATTAGTTGTATTCAAATAACTAATAAATCGCATATACCGAAATAGGATTACTAAATGTAAAAGAACAAACATAAATACATATTTTTATACCAATATAGTATAATACTATGAGCAATGCCTATTTAGAAAAATTAATGAAGAAACCTATACCTCAAATAGAAAAAGGTGGTTTTATTATGTTTATAGATAAAGAAGTTGATGACAAAGAAGTTGATGACAAAGAAGTCGATGATAAAGAAATTGATGATAAAGAAGTTGATGATAAAGAAATTGATGATAAAGAAGTTGAGAAACCTATATCATTTCAAATTATAGACAAGAGACAGAATAATAATATAGACCGTTCGTTAATACTAGAACGTCTAACAAACAGACAATACATGAATGATGGTTTAGGTTTAGAACCGATTGATATAGGGTTACAAGACACACCTACCGGGGTTGTAAAACCGAAGAAGAAGGTTCAAAAGATTACAATATTGGGAGAACAGCGAATTGGTGTTTTGGACGAAGAAGAAGAAGAACAACAGTTACCCAGAACAAAAATCAAAATTAAGGTTATCAAACCAAAAACTGTATCAACCGCATTATTGAATGATTTTAAAATTGGTGATGCGGGTACGAAAAGTAGATTACCTGTTCAAAAAGATAAAATTATCCAGAAGTCATCAACCTATTATATGAATAACCGTAAAATTTCAATTGATAAATTGAACAAGTTATTTCAACCATATAAGCAAGAAATATTGGATAATACTTCAGTAATGTCTTGTAATTCAAAGGATGTTGATTTTGGTCTCCTTACACATCAAAAGATAGTCCGTGATTATTTAAATTTATATACACCTTATCGCGGGTTATTATTATATCATGGTCTCGGTTCTGGAAAAACGTGTAGTTCAATCGCAATTGCAGAAGGAATGAAATCTGATAAAAAAATTGTATTGATGACTCCCGCATCTCTTAAAATGAATTTTTTCAGTGAATTGAAGAAATGCGGTGACGAATTATTCCGTAAAAACCAGTTTTGGGAATTCATTTCGACGGTTGGAAAGGAAGATTATAAAGAAGCCATATCGAGTTCTATGGGAATATCGAAAGAATTCATAGAAAAATATAATGGCGCTTGGATGGTTAATGTAAAAAAACCCAGTAATTACAAAGAATTAACAGCAAATGAACAGGCGACGTTGGACGAACAATTGAATGAAATGATACGACATAAATATAATGATATTAACTATAATGGTTTGAACATGAATAAATTGAACGAGTTAACAAATAACCAAACATCGAACCCTTTTCATAATAAGGTTATCATTATTGACGAAGCCCATAATTTTGTAAGTCGTATTGTAAATAAAATAGATAAACCAGGAACCATTTCGTATGTTCTATATGACTTATTGATGCGAGCGGAAAACGCCAAGATTGTATTATTAACTGGAACTCCGATAATCAATTATCCAAATGAGATAGGAATTCTTTATAATATATTAAGGGGGTACATTAAAACCTGGAAAATACCAGTTGTAGTCAAATCAACCAATAAAATTAACCGCGACGAGATATTGGAAATGTTTCAAAAAGCTAACTTCCATACACACGACTTCGTAGAATATAGCGGTAATGTTCTTACTATAACTAGAAACCCATATGGTTTTATAAACATAGAAAAGCGTAGTTATACACGCAAGACAGATACACAAAAAAAAAATTATGGTGGTTCTATTAATACTACGAAAAAAAATAAGATTATTATTAATGGTGGTGCCGATGGTCCCTTTGATAGATATAATGGAGTTAAACTGGATGAAACTGGTAACATTAACGACGAGAATTTTATACGAATTATAACACAAATATTGAAAACAAATGAAATTGAACCACGAACGAATATGATACAATTGGAATTGAATAAAGCTCTACCTGATGTGAAAGATGAGTTTATTGATATGTTTATAGACACTGATACCGCAACATTAAAAGATAGTAATCTATTCAAGAGGCGTATACTAGGACTTTCATCCTATTTTAGAAGTGCACAAGAATCACTTTTACCAGAATTCGTGTTAAACGAAGCTGGGGAAAATTACCATTTGGTGATGAGCGAAATGAGTGAGCACCAATTTAGTGTATATGAAAAAATTAGAAAGACAGAGGCAGACCAAGAGAAGAATAAACGAAACCAAAGTAAAAAGAAGAAACCAGATGGTGATTTATACGAAATTGCATCGTCGTATAGGATATTTTCGCGCGCCGCGTGTAATTTTGCCTTTCCTTACCCACCAGGACGACCAATGCCCGTAAACGAGACTATAAGTGAATTGGATATAGATGGAACGGCTAAGGAATTAATACAAGAGGCCGATATATATTCAAATCCAGAAGACCCAGAACCAGATGATAATGTTGACTATGGGCAACGTATACAGGTTGCTTTGAAATATTTATCTGATAAACCGAGCGATTATCTTGTGCCACAAGCATTGGAACAATACAGTCCAAAATTCTTGAATATACTTAGTAATCTAACGAATGAAGACCACGAAGGATTGCATTTATTATATAGTCAATTCCGAACAATTGAAGGTATTGGTCTTCTTAAATTGATATTAGAAGCAAATGGTTTCGCTCAATTTAAAATTAAAAGGAAATCTGAAGGTGAATGGACACTCGACATGCCGATTAATAAAAAACCCAAATTTATGTTATATACTGGAACTGAAACTACTGAAGAAAAAGAAATATTACGTAATATTTATAATAGTCAATGGGAGTTTATACCAAATGGTCTTCGTGACGAATTGTTAAAAATAAATACCAATAATTTTATGGGCGAAATAGTGAAAATTATTATGATTACATCTTCTGGTGCAGAGGGAATTAATCTTAAAAATACACGCTATGTGCATATTGTAGAACCTTATTGGAATATGGTTCGTCTGGACCAAGTAGTCGGTCGTGCGAGAAGAATATGTAGTCATCACGATTTACCCGAAAATTTGAGAACCGTACAGGTATTTTTATACATTAGTACATTAAGCGAAAAACAGAGTAATGATGATAATAATAAAGAACTTATTATTCGCGATGTTAGTAAACTTGATAAAAAAACACCTATTACAACCGACGAATCGTTATACGAAATTTCACGTATAAAGAATGATATCAATCGACAATTACTGAAGGCAATTAAAGAGAGTTCCATCGACTGTGCGATTTATAAGAAAAACGCTTCTGATAATTTAATATGTTATGGATACGGAAAAGTTACTTCTAATCAGTTTGGGTCGTATCCGTCACTGGAGATAGATAAATTCCAAAAGGATGATATAAACGTAAAAAAACAAATAGTGCGAGTGCGTAAGATAATTATTCAAGGAGTAGAATATGCTTACGACCAAAATAATAATATTGTATATGACTTGGAATCGTATAATCAATCCAAAAATACTGGCGAGCCATTACAAGAATTAGGTCGCATCGAGAAACAGGGACGTAATAATGTTCTCGTTAAATCGTAATTGATAAATAATAATTATACTGTTATTATTTATATTATTCCTGTCTGTTGAGATATATTTTCTATCACCTTACCTATTGTAGTCTCGCGCGGAGCGCTCGGAAACAAATTCCGTTGTATGTTTAGACATTTCATGGAAAATTCGGAATCTCCGTCCTTGTATTCTTCTGCG